CACGTCTAACTAAGAAATCCCATATTTAACATAGGCTCCACCAGGGGGGCGGTCCACAGTGCTTACTCACAAAAATTCCGTAAATAATTCACACTTGTCATAAGCTTCCAACAGCTCATCGAAAGATGGAATTTCAAACGGAATAGGGTCGTAAAACTTCCGACACAGGTCGACAAACCACTCGAACTTCTCACGGCCATAAAAGAAATGTTCTCTACACAGCGAGGCGAGCTTATCCCGCTCTTGATCAGCTAACGCAGGTGAAGAAGCACTTCCGCGCACCAGTATGGTGTGAATGCTCTTTTGGAAGCTCGCACCCTCCAGGGGAGCAAACATACGCTGCTCAAATGGGGAGAAAGACCTTCGGAGAAAGGAAGTCTCGTATATAGAGAGATACGTTACGCGTGTCTTCCCTTTCTCCGTGTCGGTGTAAACTTGACCAATAGACTTCATATGTTCAACCATATCATGGTGCCGCAGATCTCCAATGGACGGGTGCAGTGATAAAATATTATCATCCCCGTAAACCATTGCACGGAGGCCTCCAGCGAGTTGATCAGTGGTTGCCTTAGGGTACATTTCGAGCACTACGTGTAAGATGTATAGCTGGTTAACAATGGAGTTCAGTATAGCCGTGGCCGGTTGACCAGAGGGGTTAGTGGAACTCATGAGAACAAAATCACCCATGTACATAGTCCAGTGGTGTATGGTGTCAAACGCTAAAGATCGCATCACGCGCACATCTTCATCGGTGTACGTCAAGTATTTTATAGCGAGATCAATCATGAATTCGAAAGCTCCATAGATAAAGTCCGAACCCATATTTTTGTCAAATGAGGAGTAATCACCAGCAACAACTCGATGGGTAATCTCTCCATCAAAGGTGAGGTAGTTGAAGAGTGCAAGCCACTCCGAGGACGCAGCGTTCATTCCGACTGCAATACCAAAAATGAATCGACAATCCATAATCATGGCAATGACCGGTAAGTAGTACATGCGGAAAATGATATTATACGCAAATGGGGAGCACGCAAAAACACGAACTTTAGCTCGCTTCTGTTTCTCAAACGTGATAGGCTCGTCCTTAAGTGCCAATTTAAAAACTGGAGAGCACAACTGACCACGACGATATCGTTCCAACATTCGTGTAAGAGAGTCCTGGATCTCTGGGAGGAGTGTTTGTTCCTCCACATTGATTTACTCTATTTTGACTCCGCGAATAGGCCAACCAGCAGAGTTATCTTAGTTCATATGTACAAAATAATCGACTCCGGGTATACCGAACACGCTTTCCAC